GAGTATTCCCGGTAGTTGGCCAGTAGGCAAAAGAAACATTTACTGATGGCGTTGATTTAGCTGGATTCTCAAATGCTAACTCGAACCCTTGTTCGATTTTTTTAGTAGTGGAAAAATAATTGACATTGTCACCTATTTTAACATTGAATCCAGCAGCATCGTTGGCTTCGATATTGCCCACCTTCTTTGAGCCATCGGTGATGACCCATAAGTGATTTTTTACTATGGGTTTAGCTATTAATGCCATGTTTCGCTCCTAGGTCGGCGATTGCTGCCTTGAGTACATTTTCCATGTGTTCGTTCAATGTAATGTCTTGGTAGTGAGCCTGCTTCATCAAAGCAAACAACATGGCATCTGGCAATTCAAGTGGGATGGAGACACGGGTGTCGTAGTCTTCACCCTTGATGATAGCGGTTGCCTTCTCAAGGAAGTCTTCCGTAGTCTCAAGGTCAACGAATTTTACCTTGTCGTAGGCTTCATCTGGATCAAGTCCTCTACTAGTACACTCCTGTCGCCTAGCGTCATTGAAGAGGGGGTTGTTCAAGCGATATGAACGGTAATTCTTATAGTCATGTACCTCGACTTGGTACACTGTCTGATCCTGGGTGTCAAAGATGATTCCGACACTGTGTCCGTCGGTACAGCGATTGTCTACGCTCTCAAGACCATAGGCATTAGGACCGTAACATTGCCACTGAAATTGGTAACCTTCAGAGACACGATAGTTGATTGTTTCAAAGTATTGTTTTAGTGTAATCATGTTCATAACTTTAGTAAATATACCATTGCTTCGGGGCCATCAATTTTGATCAAATCTTGGGGATATTTGTTTTGTGCCCAAGTAGAATTAGGGCGCTTTACCTTGATCATTTTTGGGTTGAGTTTATCAACGATAGCGATTGCCATTGAATTATGGTTTGCCATCGCTACGACATCACCCACTTCAATCAGTCTACCCAAAATATCCTTGTGTTCAATTGCCTCTTTTGCCATTTAGTTCCTGTTTCATTCTATCTCGCCATTGCTCGGCATCCAATTCATAATCAAAGTGAGGGCTAAGTTCCAGGTCATGATTGTCTTCATCGACCCAAATGTAAACTTGCCTATAGTCATCCGCAATAAGAATCATAGCCATGAGTGTGCCGTCCATTTGTTTAGATATCTTACACTTGCCCGACCTTTACGGGCAAAGTGTTTTCTCTCAAATTCATTATACACTGACTTGTACTTGATAGCAACCTTTTTGGGAGAATGACATGCCAAGTAGTGTAGTCGGCTAAATGTCTTAGCAATCGTCTGTTTGTTCAAACGATAGCCGGCAGGATACCACCTGACTCTTGTTTGAAAGTTGTAACTGTCAAAAGTACTGTCATAGCCCTTTAGGCGACATTTGATAGTCCAACTCTTTGGAATGGTATCTTGAGGACGGAACTTATTGTAGGGCATCAGATCACCTTGCGGAGTTTGTAGTTTGCCCACAATAGGAAAGCATTGAATAATGCCCATCCATAATTGCCATCGACAAGATTGTCAAGTGTAGCCAGCGCCAACCAACCAATAATGATCCATGTAACCTCAAGATGATTACGATTCAGCCATCTACTAATTTCATTCCACATTAGATTTTTCCTTAAGTAAAACACCATTATACGGTGTGTTGAGCCATTTGGCGAAGTGTGTTGCCTGTTCACTAATCTTGGTCAGTTCGTATTTTGCACAGAACTTCATAAATGCAAAGCCAACACCAGAGGTCTGTTCAGTCTTGAGACCTTCACGAATAGATTGATCAATCACATCTTTGACTTCTTGTGGCTGGGCAGTAAGATCGATCAAGGCCACATTACGATTGTAATCATCTAACACTTTATGTTCAACGCCATTGTGGTCAGTCCAACGATTCATCATCATTGAATTCCAGTTGAATCCCTTATCATGACGATCAGCGTATGCCTCGATCAAACCAATCGTCTTTTTTGTAGCCTTAGTACGGACGCCAGGATAAGCAGAGAAGACATTGTCAGAAGTGTCGCCTCTCATACATTTCTCAAACAACAACCATTGTGGGTCGCCGACCAACTTAGGCTCTTTAGTCTTGCTATCTTTGATAGGGCGATCACGGCCGTCAAAGTAACCCTCAAGAGTGATGAACTGGTCATTGACGCCGTTGAACTGTTTGACATTGGGAGCAATCAACTGGACGAAATCTGTATCCGAACTGATGATATAGTGTTCATCATCGGGGTGTAGGTGAATGAATCTGGCAATCAAGTCATCTGCCTCAGCAGTGGCACAACGAAGCACACTGGTGTTAGTCTTGGTCTTCAAGAACTCAATCAGACTCTCGTATGTCTCCCAGAACATAGTGTCCAGTTCAATCTCAGCGTCAGTCAATGATTCACGCTTGACTGTACGGTTGGCTTTATATGGCTTGTAGAAGTCTTTACGCCATGACCGGCCCTCAGTACAAAATACCACATGACAGTCATCACTGCCGCCAAATCGTCTGACAACACTCTGAACTGAGTTGAGTGTTAGGTGAAGAGACATGCCAACTTTCTCGTCATCACTAGACATACGTGATGCCACGTATCTGGATTTAAAGAACATGTTGGCGGTGTCAATAAGAATGTAAGTGGTCATATTTTGAATATTTGTATTTGTTGAACGATTATATCATCATCAATACTTAATGTCAACTGATTTCTTTTCGTCCGGCTCCAATATCCCGTACTACAGCAGGCGGCCGAACGTCATCAGCGCCACGATTTACCGGGTCCGCAACGGCCTGCTCGTATTCCTCCAACACAATACTCCTACAAATTTGTGTGAACCATCTATCCACGATATCCACATCAGTATCCGTGTCTTTGATCTTGTAACCAGCACGAATCAGATTCAACACAAACTTGTCGTTGAAGTCAATGGTAAAGTCACCCGTGTGAATGTCTTTGGCATTCATTTCAAAGTTGACTACATTGACATATGGTTCACCAGCGGCAGTTGCTTTTTCTTTCTCAGACAACTCTGGCGGAGGTGGAGCCACTGCCTTAGGCTTTCTAGGAGCACGAGGCTTCTTAGGGGGTGGTGGAGGTTCGGGGCGAGATTGTGTTGACGGAGCATTCACATTGGCTCCTGACCCAAACCAATTTTTTAGTTTATCAAACATTAGTTACCTTATTAGTAGCATATTTATAGAGTGCCATACTTGCCAGATTTTTTGCCTTTGACTCACACATGATATCAAAATCATCACGGAAGCCAAGTGCCCAGTCATTGACAGCTGTGTTCCAGTAGAAGTCACTATGGGCACGCATCTTGGCTTTCTTATAGCCAGCTTCTAACAGAGCCTCACGATCAGGTCGGACTTTGATGTCATGACCAACCAAACAATCTTCACGACTTACTGAGTAGTGAAGCGTAGGGCGAACACCACGCCATGAGTCGATCACACGCTTACATCTATCGTCGGTAGGTAGGATATACTCACCTTCACGAATCCAGCTATGGTGTAAGTCCAGCACAAGAGCACAGTGTTTTTCGAGTTCGAGGGAGGCGTCAAGACCCCATGAGTTTTCGTCGTTCTCAATGGTAAGGGTGTTACGGGCTTCGGGAGAGAGTCGTTCGAGGGCACTGATGATACCGGCTGGACCTTGTTTGCCTGAGATGTGTACATTGATTTTGAAGTCTTGAAATTGTTTGCCATAGCCCATCCAACGAGCCATGTCCACATGGTACTCAAACTCTTCAATAGAGTTTTGGACGATGCCAGGGTTCTCGGAGGCGAGTACAGTGAATTGACCAGGGTGCATTGACAACTTGATATTGTCACGGCGGGCAATGTCGCCGATCTTACCGAACTCACGCTCCATGTAAGCGATGACATCGGCCTGACGCCAGAAGTATGAATAGTCGGCATGAGTGTAGACAGGCAGAATGTCTGACGAGAGTCTGACCATTCTAAGTTCAGGATCGAGGGTGCCAACTTTGGTGACCAGTTGTTTGACAGCCTCAATGTTTGACTTCATGAGGTCAGTCAACTTGTCTTCGGCGGCGGCACGACTCTGGCGCTTGAGCCAGGCAACAGTGGTAGTGCCAGTGTTATACTTTTTACAATCGTCTTTGGCACTGACGCCGTCCACTTGGTCAGGGCGATCAATCCATTTACAGGCAAAACCAATCCGCTTGATAGTCATAACAGTCCAATATTTAGAATAAAAGAGTAGTATAACATATCAAGCGGTTGTTGTCAATCAGAATAAGTTGACTTGTTCCCATGGTAGATCGGGCTTACCGAAGTGGCCATAGTTGGTAGTAGAACTGTAGATTGGACGGAACAATTGGA